AACTATACAAAAGTAAATGATCTATCAAGATTAAGATGGAGAATGGATCCTGTTACCAATCCTAATCTGATGAGAATAGAACACGTGCCAATGCATCTGAGAGAACAAGCAATCAAGGACTTAGAGCCTCTAGTTGGCACATTACAAGATGCACACTTAAACGAAGAGTCAGAAGACATGGTTAAAGTGTTGCAAAGAACATTGAGAAGTACAGAAAAACCAACAGAAGGATCCAAAGAAGAATTAATAGAGTACACAAAAATATTAGATGTAAAAAGAAAACAAGATGTATTAGAAATATTCCCTCATCTCAAGGAGGTGTTTGATGTCTAATCGTTGGCAAAAATTAGAAAACATTAAAAAGTTTGAAATAGAATTATCCAGTCACTGCAACGCAAGATGTCCTTTGTGTATCAGACAGTTGCTAGGAACAGACCAAGAAAGACCAGGATTTAGAAAAGGGCATTTAACACTAAAACAAATGGAAAGTTTTATTAAACAAATTCCAGATCCATCCAAAGTGGTTCTATACATGGCAGGCGTGGGCGGAGATCCCATGATGAATCCTGAAGCAGTAGAAATATTCAAACTTTGCAGTGATGCAGGATTCAAAGCAGTTACAATAGACACCAACGGTTCTTTGAGGTCAACAGCAGTATGGAAACAATTAGGTGAAATAAGCAAGGCATCTGGTGGTGTCAAAGACGGAAGAAAAATGATGGTCACTTTCAGTGTTGATGGTTTAAAAGATACCAATCCTCTGTACAGGATAAGAACAGACTTTGACAAAATAATGGAAAATGCACAAACATATATTGACGCAGGTGGAATAGCAGAATGGAAGTACATCATATTCAAGCACAATGAACATCAAGTAGATGAAGCAGAACGTATGGCCAGAGACATGGGGTTCATGACGTTCATATCTGAACCATCTGTGAGACATTATGATCCAAAAGACAATTCATATGCAAGACTAGAAGGCATGGGAGACAAAGTACCACAACCACCAGCAGTTACTAAAAAAGAAACAATTAGATACAATGCGGCTACCGGTGAAGTAAAAGAGATTGCTTGTAAGGTAATGGAAAAAAGCATGATGTACATAACAAACGAATTTAAACTTTTGCCGTGTTGTTATTTTCATTCATGGCAAGTCATTGACGAGTATTTGATCAGTACAAAAGAAAATCATCAATCTGATACAGTACCGTTCTTTAAAGGATTTAATAATGATTTAGATTCACGTACTTTGCGTGACATAATGGAAGACCCGTGGTGGGATATGCTTATGACTAAATGGAACACTTGTGATCCACAGATTTGTGCAAACAACTGTAATCAAAAAAAATATTGGAACAAAGAGAAAAAATTTGATAGGTTATTCAAAGAAGGAGACATCAATATACCAAAATACAGGAAAGAAAATGTCTAAACTAGTAGCAACAAAATACAAGCACAACAAACTTAAAACAATGATGATCGATTGGTATATCGGTAAGAGATGTAACTTTGCTTGTTCTTATTGTGCTGACTTTATACACGACAACTATTCTAAGCACGTGCCTTTTGAAAAGATGAAAATCTTTGTAGATAAAATTGTTGCAAGGTACGGAACAAATATTCACTGGAGTTTGACAGGTGGCGAGCCAACACTCAATCCTGACTTCATGCAATTACTAGAATACTTGCAGGACAAAAAATATCAAATATCTGTGTGTACAAACGGCAGTAGAACAATTGAATATATGTACAAGATGTATGAATTAGTAGACAACATCACATACAGTTTACACTTTGAACACATTACACCCAAGATAGAAGATTTTACAGAAAAAGCATTACAGTTGGAAACGTTCAGAAGAGAGTGGAACGATAATATTCCTAAAGACAAAGAAGGCTGGGATCTAGGACAGATGCAACCCAAACAATTTATTGCACGTTTTATGGTACTGCCTGGATTCAATAAAGAGATTGCAGACATGACGGCACATTTCAAAGAGTTCGGAATACAAAAAATTGAACATAGAGTAATACGTCCTCAAAAAGATATGTTCGTTGCAGAAAGCAAAGTTAAAACAGACAAAGGAAATTACAAGTGGAAAACCAAACCCAGTGTTAAAGATGTAGACACAGAAACTAAAGTTGCTCCGGACTGGTCCAATGCAAGTGACGTAACAGAGATATTCAAAAGAGAAGAACGTTGGTACAGTGAAGACGACAGAGATGTATTGCAAAAAATGTACGAAGGAGTTGCCGCGGAAAGAAAATGGTTATTAGGTTTTGTAGAGGGCGAAGACGGATCTATAAAAGAAGAGTCGTATCACTATAACAGTTTAAACTACGAATACAAAACAAGTTTCAAAGGTTGGACTTGCTATGCAGGAGTTACATTGTTAAAAGTTGCACCCAACGGAGATATCTTTATAGGAAACTGTTTCCAAGGTGGTCCATTAGCAAACATTTATACAATGGACGACTCTGTACAATTACCTACAAAACCTGTAGTGTGTGAGAAGTTTAGATGTACAGATCCCATGGATCTAAGACAAACAAAATACATAGATGAGAAATATAAAGGATTGGTGTTATAATGGATCTTAAATGGAGCAATTACGACTTTACAAAAATTCCTTACAACGATCTTGTATCTGTTGGACAGCGAACGTTATTATACAGAGACTTGTTTACTGTGAGTTGGTTGCTAGGTAGATTTTGTAATTACAGATGTTCTTACTGTTGGCCGTATGCAAGGTCAGATAAAAAAGACCACAGACCGACTGCACTATGTTTATCAACCATCGATGAAATTAAAAAACAAGCAAGACAAAATGGATTCAACAGTTTTCATTTCAGTTTGTCTGGCGGAGAGCCTACTTTTCATCCAGGATATCTTGATATTCTAAAATATCTTGCTGATGATGTTCCTAATACAAATTATACTTCCATACACATGACAAGCAACTGTTCACGACCTTTTAAATGGTTTCAAACATATGTAGAGTATGCAAAACCTTTTCACAGAGCATCAATTACAGCAAGTCTACACACAGAACACGTAAACACAAAAGAAAAAATGCAAGACCTAGCAGACAAGTTAATATTATGCCAGGAGCATGATGTACAAGTAACAATTAATATGGTTATGGTTCCAGATGCATTTGATGAATATTACGACAATGCATTATTTTTCCATGAGCAAGGGATCAATGTAACTCTTAAACCACAGTCAGATCCTACAGCAAGTAAAGTTGTAGATGGTTATTCTAAAGAAATGTTAGACAAGTTATATAACGGAATGCCACAAAGAGCATATACAGAAGCAAAACGTAAGTATGTTGAAAGACCAAAACCAAGATTTGCCATGCCACAAGACACAGAAGAACAAAACGATAAAAGTGTGCCAGCACATTTTCAAGTAGAGTTCAAAGACTCACATGGTAAAAAATGGTACATGGACCAAGCAGAACGTTTCAATGCATTTAACTTTAATAAATTTAAAGGTTGGTTATGCAACTCCGGGTATCAAGGCATTATCATAAGAGAGCCTGATGGTAGTATCAAACGTAGTTACAGTTGTCGAGACGTACCTTTAGGTAATATAGAAACAGGATTTAAATTATTCAGTGCACCGATGCCTTGTATGACTGACTCATGTGTATCGAGTGCTGATTCAAAAATACCAAAAAGAAAGGTATTATAATGAAACATTATATTGTACAATGTTTTAAACACAACAGAAGGAAAAAAAATGGCGAAAGATAACGACGACGGAAAACTAGAACTTTCATTAAGAGTACTAGGCAACGAACTTATAGGAATTAAAATGGTTGTTGATGACTTTAAAATGAAATGGTTAGCAATAGGTGTAGTAACCCTTATTGCAACTGGGTGGGCAATAAGCACATTTGGTCCACTGGTAATGGCAACTTTTGAGAAAATATAAAGGAGAACAAATGATTAATTGGATAAAGAATCTAATTGCAAAACTGAAATCAGAAATTGCATATAGAAAACGTATCAAAGAATTAAAGAAAAAAGATCCGTTCATATACAAATAGAAACAAAATAAATGTGGAACAAAAAAAGAATATTAAAAACCATTAGTTGGCAACTACTAGGTCTTGTTTGGTTTATGAGTTATGCTTTTGTTGTTGGTGGTGATCTGTGGTACACATTTGGATTATCATTAGCAAGTATTCCTGCAGGTAGTATAATGTATTATGGGCACGAATGGTTATGGGAAAAAATTAAATGATGAGAGAAGATTTAATGGTACAGCAACAAGTCAAAAGTAAATGGCAACACATGGTTGGGGTCATTTGTCTGAATCAAACATATAGAAAACAAGTAAAAGAAGTATTGCCAAAGTTGTTCAAGAGATATCCAACTTCTGAAGCATACCTGCGTGGCAGATTAAAAACACAAGAAAATATGTTAAAGCCTTTGGGTATGTGGAGTGTGAGAGCAAAAAGATTAAGACAAATGAGCAAAGAGTATCTCACATGGGATGGCAAAGAAGCATCTGACTTATATGGTATAGGCAAGTACGGCAGTGACAGTTATAAAATATTTTATAAGAATGAAATACCCGATGATGTCCAAGACAAAGAATTAAAAAGGTACGTGGAACAGTTATGAGAATTTTAGGAATAAATTGCATGAATCATGATGCCGCTATGGCAGTGGTAGACATACAAGGTGGCGGAGATATATTATGGGCCGCACACGCAGAACGTTACTCCAAAGTGAAGAATGATCACTACCTGAATCAAGAAATAGTCAATGAAGCAATGACGTATGGTCCTTTTGACAAAGTGGTATATTATGAAAAACCTTTGTTGAAAAAGACCAGACAACTGTACGCAGGACAGTACGGACCTGCATTATCTTATACAGAAATGCCTCACAGACATTGTGCCATGTTTGGAATAAAAATAGATGAATGTGTTCTCCATCATGACTCACACGCCGCGGCAGGATATTTTACATCACCATTCAACGAAGCAGTAATATTAACAGTGGACGCAATAGGCGAATGGGACACAGTATCAATATCTACAGCAGTAGGAAATAAAATTGAAAGAAAAGAAACAATACGGTATCCTCACAGTTTGGGAATATTATATTCAGCATTCACACAACGTTGTGGACTAAAGCCTGCTGAAGAAGAATACATCCTAATGGGCATGGCCGCATATGGTGAACCCAAATACAAAGACGATATCTATGAAGACTTTGTGCAACAGTCACCGTTCAAACTTAAGAAGAACCTACACAGGGGATTGGGAGAGTGGCATCCTGAAGCAGACGTAATGGACATTGCCGCAAGTATCCAAGAAGTAACAGTTGAATGCTTGGCAGGACTTTGGCACAAGGCATCGCAATATGCTCCCATGGGCAAACCAAAAAATTTAGTGTATGCCGGCGGAGTAGCACTTAACTGTGCGGCCAACAGTTCTTTGGCCAACATGGCATTGTTTGACAACATATGGATAATACCAAATCCAGGAGATGCAGGCAGTTCATTAGGTTGTATTGCCGCCGCAGAAAAACAACACCTAGATTGGAACAATCCGTTCTTGGGATACAACATAGAGGGAGAGTATCCAGTAGATGCAATCATAAAAGAATTAACAGAAAATAAAATGTGTGGTGTAGCAAGTGGCCGAACAGAGTTTGGTCCTAGAGCACTTGGTAATAGATCACTGTTGGCAGATCCAAGAGGACCAGAGATCAAAGATTTGGTAAACGGAATCAAGAAGAGACAGAAGTTTAGACCGTTTGCTCCAGCAATATTAGAGGAAGATGTGCATGAGTACTTTACCCTGCCTAAAGGTGTTCAAAACACCCCTTATATGCAATTTACAGCGCCTTGTACGCATGGTAAAGCCTTTCCTGCCATAATACATCATGATAATACAAGTCGTGTGCAAACCGTCTCTAAAAGCGATAATCCGGGGTTCTACGAACTGCTAAAAGAGTGGAAATACAAGACAGGTTGCCCTATACTTTTAAACACCAGTTTGAACATTAAAGGACAACCAATAGTAAATGATGTCAAAGATGGTAAAGCATTTGAGCAGAAATACGGAGTAAGAGTTCTGTCATGAGAATACTGCTAACAGGTCATAAAGGTTTTATTGGTTCAAACTTACTACCAAAATTACAAGACCACGATGTGACCACCATTGATGTTCTGGACGGAAAGGATCTCCAAAGTTGTGATTTACCAGAAGACATAGATTGTGTAATTCATCTAGCAGGAAGATCAGGGGTACGCGATAGCATAAAAAATCCAAACGCATATTTTCAAAATAACGTTTTAGGGAGTTTACGCATATTTGAAAAATATAAAAACGCAAGGGTAATTTACGCAAGTTCTAGCACAGCCGCAGAACCAGACAGGAACCCATATGCATATTCTAAAATGACTATGGAAAAACTTGCTCCTGAAAATAGTGTCGGGTTACGATTTACAACAGTATACGGACCTAAGGCAAGAGAGTTTATGTTTATACCAAAATTATTAAATCGAGATGTACGTTATGTTAATACTAATCATACAAGAGATTTTATCCATGTCGATGATATATGCAGAGCAATAATAAAAGTCATGGGTAGCGATATAGTAGGAGTAATGGATGTAGGCACAGGAGAAACAAATTCGTTAATCGACATTGTAAATCATGTTGGTTTGAAAAATGTAGAACACAAAGTTGGCGACGAACACGAAAGACTAGATAACCAAGCAGACATAAAACCATTAATGAGTATAGGATGGAAACCTACAATTAAATTGTTTGATTATTTAGACAAGCATTATGGATAATACACTTCATACACCATTTGGTCCAATACTAATGAAGGGGGTTATGTCAGATGAATTGCATACTGCACTATTAACAAAATCCAATGACAGCAGAAACAACGACAATGACTTTAGGCATCAACTAGCAGGAAACATAGCAGAAGAATACAAATTAGATTTTTCTGAAGAAGAGAAAGAACTAGTTTATGCACAATTATTAGATCTTGCACAAACATATATGTTACAAGCAAAAAAAGAGAAAAGAATTAAAAAATTTGGAAGACCTAGAATAAAAGATTTAACAATGGTTGAACCTATCTGGGTAAACTACATGAAAGCAGGAGAATGGAATCCAAGTCATTTTCATGCAGGACTTATATCTTGTGTAGCATATCTTTCTGTACCGGAAGAAATTGAAATAGAAAATGTTGAATCTGAGCATTCTAAGAAAAGTAATATTCCTAGTGCAGGAAGAATACAATGGACATATGGTGAAAGCATTCAATTTTCTGAAACTTATTTTACCCAAGTTCCAAAAGACAAAGATATTTGGTTCTTTCCAGCAGAACTAAAACATTATGTTTATCCGTTTAAATCAGATGTTGAACGTGTATCTATTAGTTGTAATTTTAAGTAAAAGACTTTTTTAATATACTAGATGTTTTCGCTTGAACATCTATTTTCAATTTAGGAATATCAAATTTAATATTAACTTTATCTATTTGATGATAATGCTTATCTAGTGCATCGGTAATTAAAGTTGCTACTTTTTTAGAATCTTTAATTTTTAATTCTTTTTCAATATCGTATCTCAACGATACAGAACTCTTTAACTGAATATTAATCCATTTAACATATACTATGGGTAGGTTTGAAAAATTAATACCGTCAAGTACCTCTGGCCACTCCTTAACAAAATCTTGTGTAAGAGTGACCCAGGTATGTTTACGTTTTCTTTTTGGAACTTTTTTTGGCATCTTTGATAACTTTTTTATTTGTATCCTCTGCTTTTGAGGTATCTACTATTGCTAACTCGCTAACTTTGACGCCTTTGTCTTTCGCAATTAAGTTGTTTAGTTTCTCAAGTGATATTTTACCGTCATCACCAAGACCGTATGTTACCATAATTGCAGTTGTTGACTGCTTCTTAAGATAGTTTCCACTATGAAGCATCTCTAACATATTCTCGCCATTAGGAAAAGTTTGTCTTCCTATGTAGGTACCAAATTCGTTTTCTGCTTGGCCACCTTCTGACTCAACCGCTTTCATTAATGCTTCATTGTATACATCGGGTAAAAATTTCGGTGCTACAACCAAGCAACTTTCGGAATCGTTTGGCAAAGTTCTAAAAACAATAACAACAGGTGTTGAAGTTTCTTTAAACTCACCCATGTGTTTCATTCTAGTTTTCTTTGCTTGAATGTCCGCGGAGGTAGTTCCTGCATCCATAACCGCTTTATCGTGAAGTCCTGCTATTGCCATGGTTTATCTCCTTATCCTTGTGTGTCAGGTGCCGGAGGAGTTGCTGGTGCTCCTTCTTCGCCTTCTTGTTTAGGCGGAGCCACTTTAGCCAAAAAGGCTTGAAGTTTATTATAAACTGCTCCTACCATTGCCATTTCATTGGCTCTAAATGCACCTCTTGTTGAAGCAACATCTATTACTGTTGAAAGGTTTCTTAAATCTCCAATACTCAAATCATTTTGAGGCGCTTGTCCTTCTGGACCTGGAGCCGCAGTACCGGAAGCATTTGCTGGTGCTTCTGTTTCCACTTTCGCTTTTTTCTTTGTTTTTGCTACCATTTATTTTTCTCCTATTTGCAAATAGTTTCTATTATTGTAACAAATAATAGTTATATTTGCAAGTTTTATTATCGAAAGATTGTGATTATTTTGGTAATTTGTTTTTGATGAAATCCCAAGAAAGGGCACTCTTTACCAATTGTTTATCTATAGATTTTTCAAAAGCATAAAAGGCACCTGTAGAATAGAACCAACCTTTTGACCTTTCGACCAAAACTTTATCAATTAACTCTAATAGTTCTTTCTCTAATACATCTTCTATATCTAGTACATAGAAATCGCTTTTAAGTTTGAAAAATTGTTTTGTTGTTAATTGTTTAGATGGCATTAGTTGATCCAATCACTTGCTAAACCAACAATATATATTACTGTAAGTCCTGCATTTAAAACAATCAAGGACTTTTCTTTCCATAATATGCCTATTACTACCCAACCCAAGTTTGATACTGTGAATGCATAACTGTACCAAGGGTACATATTAAACGCCGCCATTGTTGCGGCTCCTATTAAGGTTGCAGTAAAAAACCATGCCAACGGCTGATATGGTTTAACTTGTATTTCTGTGTTAGATGGCATCTATATTTTCTTCAATCTGTTTATGATATTTTACGAACTTTTCAGTTTCTTTTTTGTTAAGAAATGCAACAGAACCAAAACAAGGGTAACCGTTTACACCAGTTGGAAATGCATCTTTCATAAAAGAATAATACATAAAAGGTTTATTTTCTACTGTATCTTTCCTTTGTACAGGATTCATTAACATCAACGGCATAAACACCATGCCAAGGTCTTGTGCATCGCGAACTTGAAGACTCGTAAACACATCACCTCTATAACAACCTACCGCAAGTTCTTTTAACTCTTTATTGGTACGACCTTTATAGACCTTACGATCTTTTCTTTTTACTTTGTATTCTTTTATTTTACTCATCGTATTCATATAAATCCTCCCACGTTCCCATAGCCAATGCTGAGGTAGTTTTTAAACTATGGATAGTTTTGCCTATTCTTTTTAGATGTGCTAAATGCACAGGATCTCCTTTAAGCACCTTTGCTTTCCTTGTGCAGTATTTTGCATATTCTAATATTTCACCTTCTAGTTCTTCGTACCACCATACTTTAGGATCATGCTCTGATGCTTTAGAGTGTTTTACATATGCCTTATCTAATTTAATTTCTTTTTTCATTAATCTCCCATCAATCCACTTAAAGCGAACAAAGTTAAATCGCCAGGATTTTCAAATCCTATTTTTAATCTAGCGGAAGGATTGTCACCTTCTAACGATACATCATCAACAATAGAATATCTTCCGTGACAATGCTCGTATATCCATGCATTAATATCTTCTACTTGTCCGTCAGTCCTCGGAGTGAGTGTTGTAGTAGTAAAGTGTGGAAGACAATATGATTGTCGTCTATCAAAGAAATTGTTTATATTAATCCTCATCATAATGTACCGTTAATCCCCAGGGTGCTTCAATGTTTCTTTCGTATGGGTTATTGATAAGAAATATGGTATCACAGTAGTGTTCGTCACCCCATGTGTTAAATGGCCATCCATCTGTAAACATGATGAATTTTTTTGGCTCAATGCCCTCTTCTTTCATATAATCCCAATTACATTCGAACTCTGTTCCGCCACCAGCACCTAATTCATAATCAAGTATCTCGTCCATGTTATCTGGTGTGAACACTTTTGGATTGAAGACCTTTGTGTCAAAAGACCATAAATGAATTTTAAAGTCTTTATATTGGTCCATTATATTTTTAACTTCAGTTAAAAATTCTTTGCATTGTTTATCTGATATTGATCCAGAAGCATCAAGAGATAAACATATATCAATCATTTCATCATTGTTTTGTCCTGGTAGTATAGCAGATGTATGCCATGACTTTCTACTAGGTCTCATCCAAGTATAATCAGACTTGATAGTACTCATAATGTGTTGTTGGATAATTTCTCTCCAATCCATTTTTGGTTCTGTAAGTTCAGCAACCATTCTTTGTATAGCACCTGGCAAGTTTCCAGCACCGGTTGATTGTGCGGCACTTATCATTGCTTCTTTAACTTCATCTCTAATCTTCTTTAATTCTTCTTTAGTGTAAACAGGTTTACCTGAACCATTTTCTTTACCTTTGTTATCTTTGCTTTGTCCTTCTCCACCACCTTTACCCCACTCTTGGTGATCGTCTAACAACTCACCCATTTTCTTCAACATCTCCTTACCGTTCTTTTTAGCCTGCTTGTAGATGTCGTCGTATATTCTTTCAGCATTCCAATCTTTATATTTCTCATCTTGGAATCCTTTGTTTTCACCTTTTTTACCTTTAGGCATTTCACCAATTCTATAATCAACTAGAATTTGATTAACGGCATAGTCTGCCGCAATATTCCAAATTTGATGATCTCTATCACCCTGTCTAACAAGCATATGTTCAAATACATTATGTAGAACTTCATGTCCAAACAAGAACTCTGCTTCTTTAGGATTTAAAGAATCAATAAATTTTGTATTGTAATAAAAGTTTCTACCATCAGTACCAGCAGTTGGACACCACTCGTCAGCATTGATAAGTTTAAGTCTTGTTGCAAGGTTGCCAAAGAACGGATGCTTCAGTAGTAAGGCAATCCTTGCCGTAACCAGTTTGTCTATGATCTGTTGATCAGTTGCCATTATTTAGACTCCATAGCAGTTATAACATATTTGCCAAACTTCTTATGGAACCTATCAAAAGATTTTAACTTGCTAGGATCGAATGGAAGTTTGTAGTTTGTTAAGGCAATCTTCGCACCCATAACAACCAACTCTGTTTCAAAGTTATCCATCATATAATGAAAGAACCTATCCGCTTGTTCGTTCCAATTTTTTGCTTTCTTTTCATGTGCCTGTTGTAATTCATAACACAAAGAAACTGTAAGAGAGTACATCGCTGATATCTCTTTACATTTTAGATCTTTTATCTTACCACCTAAAATATCAGATGGATTAGGAAGTTGGCCACTAACCTTACGATGACTCATAAACTTAACAGCCAACCCTTCTCCTACCGCTCCTGCAACGAGGTCTGTGAGTGTGTTTTCAGGCAGGTCGTCGGACAGAAGTTCGCTTACGAAACTCCAACTTCTTGGAGTCGCAAAACTTCTACTAGATCCTCTAGGATCAAAGTCATATAAATCTTGTTTAGCAAATGTCACATAACCTACAACGTCTGGGTGGATATGATTTAAAGTTGCCCATTCCATCCAATCTTCGTAGTCTACTCTCAATTCAATGTGTACAAATCTGTTTGCCAACGGAGCAGGCATTCTAAAAGTTACACCTTTATCTGAATCTCTGTTACCAGCCGCCACAATCGAAACACCTTCTGGTAGTTTGTATTGTCCTACACGTCTGTTTAAAATAAGTTGATATGCCGCCGCCTGTACAGCCGGTGCCGCCGAATTTAATTCGTCTAAAAAGATAATTGCATTAGACTTGGGATCAGTTGGCAATTCTGCCGGACTCGCCCAAACCATGTTGTTCTCTTTTGCATTGTAATAAGGAATACCTTTGATGTCTGTTGGTTCCCATAAAGGAAGTCTAATATCAATAACTTCTCTTTCGGATTCATCACCAATTTGTTTAACGATATCTGATTTACCAATACCTGGTGCACCCCACATCATTATAGGTCTTTGTAATTTGATACAATGTTTTAAGGCTGAAATTGCCTCATTAGGTGTGACAGTTCTATTTTGACTGCCTACTGCTTGTTCTTTGTTTTTTGGTCTTGCCATTTACACACTCCTGCGTTAAATTGTTTATAATATCATTATAGCATGAAACGGTAATAGGTCAACCGTTAAAAAACCGCAGTTTTACTAGTCTTTTTGTTCGTCTGCTTTGCTCATTGCTCGTGCTAACCCGTATTTTGTGATATCTCCAGCAAAAAGCATGAGTTGTAGAGCCATTTTTTCCATGGTTACTACGATTCTCTTCTTGTCTACGTAGTAAGGACAATCAACATATTCGTCTAACCATAGGTATGTTTGTGGAGTGAATATAATTTTAGCAGGAAACTTGATATCGTAAGTTTTGATTTCACAAGATTCAATCCATTCAAAACCTAATTTGGTAAGTCTTAAGGATCTTGCTTGATATTTCTCTCTTACATTTTGCCACCAAGTATAGTAGGCAGTCTTTATACTCTCTTCATGGAGTGGTTGTTCTTTGAGCATTAGGAAGGTACGAGTGTAGGCTGTCTTTGTGTCCATACACTTAATTATCTAGAAAATTTATCGCCAGTTTTTAATATGAAAACTTCAAACTTGTCTGTTTTGTGTTGAGTGTTTAATTTCTTCGCCAAGTTTTCTGCATGACCTGGATTCGAGAATGATACTTTTTTGTATTTTGGTCCAGGATAATTTGCTACAAGACTAGACGTTTTAAGATTAATGGGTTTGCCTTCATAAAATACTGCCCATATACCTTCCGCCGCAAGTACTTCGTCAAGTTTGTACGTTTCCTTGTTTGAATTTTGTAGTATAACTTTTGGTTTTGGTCTGCTCATAATATAACAGTATTTACCAAAAATTGTATTGACTACTTCTTGTTGAACTCCCCGCCGTCCATCTCAATGTCCACCGTTGCTGACTGTTGAGCGGTTTTAAGTGCGTTAATTATTTCCTCTTGTATAGTAACCAGTCTTGTCATAACTTGAGACAAAGAGTCTGCAAGTTGTTCGGCTTCTCGAGCAGTTAACGTCATGTTAGGATCTCTCTTGTTGCGAAGCATTCTCACTCTTGCAATAAAGTCTTCTATGTGTTGTGTTTGTATTCTGCTATTCATGGTTAAAATTTATCACATTTTGGAAATTCAAGATCTTGATTTTGTGATTCATACTCTTTGACTGCGTTGTTTAATATTTGTTGCATTTCAATTTTTGATTTTATTGGTCCTTTGTAATCATATCTTTGAAGTGTGATCACTTTTGGACAATATGCTTTACGCCATCCTTTTTCAAAACAAATTATGTAGTAACCTGCACAAAATAAACTTTTCGATTTTGGTGTTTTGGTATAAATGGGTAATTGTTTTTGTACATCAAACATTGGGTTGAATGGTTTTTGAGAACAAGGGTATCCATGTACTGTATATCCTGTGCCTTCGTCGTTCTCTACTGCTTCAACTGTGCTATCTCCAGGCTCACCTATTTTGATATCATGAGAAAATATACCTACACCAAATCTTTGAAATAAACTTTCTTGTGTATGGTACACTTGTCTTTTATCTGCCTTACTTAAAAATATCCAGCCGTTGTTATCTTTCTTTTGTAACGTACCTAATTTTTGACCGTGTTCTTCAACAATCCAAAACTTATCTTTTACAAGTGTTTTTGCTTTTACTGTCATATTGCCATTCCTAAAATTGCTACCAACAAGACAACAATAACGATTGCACCGATCCATGGAGCAAGATCATATATCATCTCTTTAATATATTCCCAACCGAACCACATTATGCTACCAACCTTGCGTTAAACGGTTCTACATACAGTTGTGCTTGTTCTGAAATTTTTTGTAAATCATATTTGCCACAAAACTTCATAAATCTAATTCCTACTTGATCTATACTTTTATTATCTGCTATTGCTTGATCTATTGTTTGATCTAGTTCTTGTACAATAACTTCTGGTTGTGCATGAAGATCTACTAAAGATCTGTTTCTTTCATAGTCTTCCATTACCCTATGCTCTACACCATCGTGATCAACCCACTTGCTCAGCATTAGATTGTTCCATGTATAACCTTTGTCTTTACGATCTGCAAATGCTTCTGTTAAGCCTATTTTATTCTTCGTGCCTTTAGTACGCACACCTGGGTATGCTGAAAATATGTTATCACTAGGATCACCTCTCATTGATTTCTCAAATATAATCCATTCTGGATCTGGAGCAGGTTTAGGTGCTTTTGTTTTTTTATCTATTACAGGCTTGCCTGTTTTTGCTTCGAACCAACCTTCGTGTGTCATTGTAACTTCGTTAACACCGTTGTATTGTGATACACGTTCGTTTACTAATTGATTTAAATCTTTGTCAGTACTTAAAATAAGATGTTTTTGTTCTGGGTGTCTGTCTATCCAACGTGCAATTAAGTCGTCTGCTTCTACTCTGCTGTTTTGTAATACTGTGGCGTTTGTTTTTGTTTTAATAAAATTACAAAAATCATCATACACCTCCCAAAATATATCGTTTTCTTCTTTTTCTTTCACAGTCATTGCATCAACTGTTTCTTTACGATTTCTTTTGTACGGTGCGTATAAATCTTTTCTAAAAGATCTACCTTCTAAACAAAATACTAAATGAGAACCATCAAAGTCTGCCCATGCTTTTTTGATAGAGTTCATTGTAATATGGATAGCCATACCAATTTTTTCAGATGTATCTCCTCTGATAACGTGTCTAGCACGAAAAAAAGTATTTGCCGTGTCAATTAGTATGTGTGTCATTGTATATTACCCGAACCAGTTTTGAATAGATTTTGGAAGTCTTTTTTTAATAGGTGACCATATGGCAATTTCTGCCCTGCCAATAAACTTTGGTCTTGGTACTAACCAACCTACTAATATTCCAAGTAAAAAATATCCCATTATGATACCTCTGTTTTTCCGTCTGGTGTTCTGTTAATATTAATATAACCAGCACCCTCGATATTAACTTGTTGTTCACTGCCGATTGTTCTGCAAAGTGTCTGGAACCATCTGTCTACGATCTCTTCTTCAGATTGCCCTTCATATCCATTTTGCTTTAACATATTAACAAACTCATCATTCCAGTCTAGTTCAAAAAATCCGTTTCTAGGATTTTCTGGATTAACATTCATGTCTAAAACTTTAACCCAAGGCTTTTCGCTTTTTGCTTCTTTTGTTTTCGCTTTCGCTTTTGCTTTTGGTTTAACAGTTTTTTTAGTTTTTGTTTCTGCTTTTTTTATTGTTGCCATTTTATATGCCTCATTTATTTGTATATTGTATATGAATATACGTTAGTTGTCTACTGGTTTTTTATGTTCCTATTGCATTACCAAAAAGATATACATGAACTCTTGCCGCAACATTGTATCCTCTTTTAAATGCCTTCTCTGCCACTTTACCAGCACTAGCAGTTTGTTCTTCTTCTCTTGCACCTACAGGCATGACCCAAACTGGCCAATCAACACCTGCTTCTTTAAATTGTTTGATTGCTGATTCCATTTCTTCCCATTCTCTATCATCGGGACCTACCACAAACTTTAATTGTCCTTTGTTGGAGAGTTTTCTATATTCTGCTACTATCTCAGGTTTGATTGCTTTCTCAGGTTTTTCACCTGATACTGTGAACAATTTAGGACTACAACTAAAGAATATTTCTGTATCAATTCTGTTCACCCACTCTTTAAATGGCTCTCTTAACTTTTGTGTACCATTTGTTTCGAATGTCATTGAGTCTGGTAAGTTATTCTGTCTTTCAAGTTCTTCATATATTCCTATTGTAGCCATTTGTCCTGTAACCATTAATGGTTCTCCGCCTGTAATACATAAGTGTTGCCTTTGTCCTGTTACAGGATGTAAAAATAATCCATTTGGATTACTTTCGTTTTTCATGATATCTACTATTTTGTTTGCTAGTACTGTGGGTGTTTCTTGCCCCATTAAACTTTTAAATTTCTTTGCCCATGTGTAACTTGAGTCACATCCTTTATCCCATACAGGTAAATCTTCAACTCGTTTTACACTGGAAACGTCAAAGTCTTCAAATGGTAATTCATATGTGTCTGGATCGGTTGGATCTTTTTGTCCAAATCCATTGCATTGTAGATTACATAAAAAGAATCTAATCCATGCTGTAGGAACACCTGTATAATGTCCTTCACCTTGTATGCTGTGAAATATTTCTGAATAATAGTATTTTTTTTCTACTTCCATAACTCCGGACATATCCTTTTTGTTGCTTCAACTACTTCTTCTATTGTATATGTAGAATTCGATTTTGTCAAATCAACCCAATTGACATTACCATAATAATCTATGGTAATCTGCCATTTACCGTCTGGAGATGTGTTATTGTTTTTTTGATTTGTCATTTTTCTTATCCAGCCGTACTATGTTGCTTGATTTTAAATGACCTACTGATTCTCTTACTATATCGTTGTGTCTGAATTCCGCCCAATACAACTCAAACGCAACACCTGATTCTAATCCTTCAAAAGAATGATATAGTCCTGGCTTAACTGCTGTGAAGTCACCGGCTTTAAGTATGGTTTCGTCTACTAGATCGTAGTCCTTTTGCCATACACGGATTTTCATCTCGCCTTCCATTACGTAGAAACCATTCCATTTCCATTCGTGTTTGTGCTTGGAACACACACCACCTTTTATGAAATCTATTCTGTGGAATTCACAAGAACTATTTGCTAGAATAAGTTCCGTTGATCCCCAAATTTTTCCTGCTTTGTTTCCCATAATGTCCTTTTATATTATATGTTTATTTAGGCTTTTTGTCAACTGTTTAAAAATTAATTCTTATACCTAAATTATGATTATCACGAATGACATCGTAGTTGTATACCACGTTGTATGTGTGCCAGATGTTTCTGTATTTCAATGGTATCATTTTAGTTGCGTGATAATGTGCAAATCCTCTTGCAATAAAATAAGTTACCACGGCTGTTTCACTTGGATGTTTTCCTAGTATTGGATTTTTTTCGTAGTAGGCATCATTATTTGCAATTTCTAAAGTTTGCAACATATCAATACCTTGTAATACATTGAACAAAACAATGTTCGCTTTGTCTACCTGTGTAAGATCTTCTTTGTAATATTGTTCTAAGTCTATCGCTTTTGCAGGTTTAATAAGAAACGCAACAAAAACAATTAATAAAACAAGTATTCCTCTATGTAAATTTTGATTGTTCATACTAATAATTATGGGGGAGATAACTCCCCCTGATAATTTATTTTATATTTTTATACTTTTTTTGTAATCTATTGAGTAAGATACCATATGCTGGTAAGAACACAATTAACCCAACTACAATTTTAGTAAGTGTATTGTTCTGTGCAACTATGTGCCAGTTTGCACCAATCCATGATACATTACCTTCTGCATCTAATGAACCTGCAAACGCAACATAAAAGAACGAGTAAGTATCAATTATGTTTGCCGCAATAGTCGAGATTGCCGGTGCCGCCCACCATGCCTTTGACTTCTCTCTGATTGCTTGGAATACATATACGTCAAGCATAGTACCAATAGCATAAGCAGTACCACTTGCAAATCCAACTCTGTATGCGTGTGGGTCACCTAATGCCAACAGTACAAGTACTGATGCAACGATTGCCGGAATGATTGCCATTGCAACAACGGCCCTTCCTGCTTCTTTGCCAACCATACGTACTGTAAGGTCAGTTGCTACTACAACAATCGGAAATGTAAACGCCGCCGCCGCTAGTGGAAACGATCCAAATAATGGAAGTTCCGCACCGGGGAATAAATCAAACCTGATTGTTACTAGATAATTTGACAAGGCAATTACTGCCGTGTGTAAAATAACTAGATTTCTAACAAGTGTTTTGTCAACACCTGCCAATATTGATTTTAACATTAAATCCTCCTAGGGTTTTATTAATGTGATTGTATTTTAGCATTGTACCAAGATTGTGTCAACACAACTTTTACGTTACTTGTCCCATTCTTCCCATGGAAAAACAATCCATGCGGGTGCTTCGTCTTTGTTGATTTCGTATCCTTGGTAATCTACTTTTACCTCACTTGGTTTATTATGTATAAGTGCGGCAAATTTTATTCTTCCGTCGCCTTTGCCAAAATTATCTTCAATATATTTGAAAGTTGCTCCGGAATCGTTTATATCATCGATGATTAATATCTTTTTTTGAAAAGCATATGCTTTCTCTAGTGTAGAAAGGTTTGGTTTGGTTGAATGGTCTCTCAACCTAATATCAAGAACCTCGTGTGCAGTTTTCAATCGATGTGAAAGATATACACCAGGAATGCAACCTCCTCTGTTTATTCCTAAAATTATAGTAGGCATCCATGCATCGTGAACCATTTGATCTTCTATTTGGATCAATGCGTTACGCATTTGTATAGTCGTAAAATAATTTTTCTTTACATCATCAGCCATTGTACAATATACCTCGCTCCTCCTGATACTAGCATTGCCAGTAGTATCGTGTTTAAAACTATTAATGCTCTGTCATGCCATCTTATTCCTACCCATAACCATGCCGCAGTACCTATTACTGAGAACGCAACATCATATATTTTTGGAACCTCATCTATGGATCTGCATAGCACCGCACAACAAACAAAAAATACACCAATCCATTTCACGTACCAAGTTGCATCATGCAACGGTGTGACCTTGCGAACACTGGTCAATTGACCTTCTAGTGTTTCTATCTGATCTTCTATTTCATCTATTCTTTTATTTTGTGTATTGCTCATAGACTTTATTGATAGGGTTATGTGTTGTTACAAAACTTGCACACTTGGCCATGTCTTTGAGTCTTCTTGCACCGATGTATGTACAAGCACTTCTTACTCCGCCTAGTATATCTTCGACTGTGTTATTAACAGGACCTCTGTCGGGCAGTTCGATTAATCTACCTTCGTTGCCTCTGTATCCATCTTTTCTTTTACCATGCACCTCTCTTGCACGATCTGAACTCATTCCGTAAAATTCTCTTCTGCCAGTATCTAAATTAACTTCTTCTTCGGACTCATCGTGTCCTGCTAACATACCACCTATCATGACCATATGGGCACCACCACCAAATGCTTTTGCAATATCTCCTGGATGTACACAACCACCATCTGCCATTATGTGTCCACCAACACCGTTGGCCGCATCTGCACAATCTACGATTGCTGAGAATTGTGGTACACCAACACCAGTCATTGTTCTTGTAGTACATACTGATCCAGGACCAATACCAATTTTAACAACGTCAGCACCATTAATAATTAATTCTTCTGTCATTTCGGGTGTTACTACATTACCTGCTACAATTACTTTGTCGGGATATTCATCTCTAACTCTTGCAACAAACCCAACCATGTTTTGATGGTATGCATTTGCAACATCTATTGTAATCATCTTAACATCTGGAAAACTTTTTAATATTTCTTGCATATTAGCATAATCTTGTGCATTATCGTCGAATACTTTGTTTGTACCTGTGCATACACTAACACTTTGTAATCTAACACCATTGCCTACTGCCGCTTTCCATTGCTCGGGTGTAGTTGTTTTTGTTATTACAGTCATCATCTTATGTTCTTGTAATGCTTTTGCCATAGAGAATGTACCTACGCCATCCATGTTACTTGCAAAGATTGGTGTGAAGTTCATAACTTTGCCTGAATTTCTAAATGTAAACTTACGTGTCATATCTACATCTTTACGAGATGTAAGTGTAGAACGTTTTGGTTGTAATAAAACGTCTTCGAAATTTAATTTTGTTTCGTAATTAATCCTCATTTTCTTCTTTCTCTCTAGTTTCGCACATTTGCTTTACTGCTTGATAATGATCATATGCTTGTTGTAGTGCAGGGTATTTCATTCTCAAATCTTCTTCGAATAAATCTTTTTCGCCATTTAGGTCATCAAATGTATAAGTGAAACCTTCAGTACCAGGATCTAAACTATCTATTGTTCCTGTTCCGATCGTAGTATAATCAGTAGATTCTGCTAGATCAAATGAAACGTCAACGCCGTCAATGTCACCAGACATCGCTATTCCATCTGATGTCAATTTGTCTTTTTTCTTACCCATGACCCTTCATGCTCATACAAATTTTATAAAATTCGTCTCTGGTTGCTGGATCTTCTTTGAAATGTCCAAGCATAATTGCAGTGGTCATATCAGATTCATGTTCTCGTACGCCTCTGTGTGTCATACAATGATGTTCTGCTTTTACTACAACTGCAAGATTCTCAGTCTTTGCATATTTTTTTAATTCGTCTGCAATCTGTGTAGTCATTTCTTCTTGTATTTGTGGTCTTTCTACTATATGATGTACAATCCTATTAAACTTTGATAATCCAATCACTTCACCGTTTGGAATAATACCTACCCAGGCCTTGCCCACAATGTTCTGGAAGTGATGGGCACAGGTTGATCGAATCGATATTGGTCCACTGGTGTACATACTTTTGTAACCCATGTTGGGAAAACTTGTAACTCTTGGTGCTGGTTTAAATCTACCACCAAATGTTTCTCTGATGTACATCTTGGCCACACGTTTTGCAGTTTCCTGTGTGTTGTGATCGTTTTCTGTGTCAATAACAAGACTGTCTAACACACCTTGTAGTTTTTCTTGTACTTCTGCTTGTAACTTATCCATCTCACCTTCTTCTATAAATTCAGAGATGTTGTCATTGGAATGAAATCTTTTGCCTGCTTTTTTAATTCTTTCTTTTATTTGTTTACTAATAGGATCATTTGAATTATCCCAAGTGTCTTGCAATTCGTTTATAATATCACTCATTTAATTTATTTTCTTTTTGTTGATTGTATTATTCCATTTTACAGCAGTTGATACAATATTGTCAATAGAACTGTTGTCTGGATTCCAATTTAAATCTGCTTTTGTTCTAGAAATATCAGCAACCAACATATCTGGATCACCTTCTCGTCTAGGATTAATTGTTATTTCCATATTTCCTGCATATTTTTGCACAGAGTCTAACATCTGTTTGTTCGATGTAGGAATACCCGAACCAAGATTGTACGAAGCACATTTAATTTCATTGCCTACTAAATTCAATGCTTTTAAATGAGCATCTGCAATATCCATGACATGGATGTAATCTCTAACACAGGTTCCGTCCTTGGTGTTATAGTCATCGCCATTTAACTTAAAACCTTTACCTGACATAGCGGCCTTAATGGCTAGTGGTATAATATGTGTTTCTTCAGTTCTTAATTCACCTACTTCTGCTTCTGGATCTGCCCCTGCGGCATTGAAGTATCTTAAACTAATACTGTTAAAATCATATGCAGTATTGTAATCACGTAACACTTGTTCTATCATTAATTTACTTGCACCGTATGGATTGATAGGTTTTAGGAATTCGTCTGAGTCTTTACATATACCGTCTTTTGGAATTCCATAAACTGCCGCACTAGAACTAAAAATAAATTTTTTAATGCCTGCAGAATGTAGATAATCAAGTAGTTGTAAAGTCATTACCACATTGTTCTTGTAATACTTTGTAGGATTTTTTACAGATTCGCCTACGGCGGTGTATGCCGCTAAATGCATACATGAATCTACATTATATCGTTTAACAATCTCATCTAAACGATTCATTTCTTGAGGTAAATTTAAGTTAAACGCCAATCCAAATGAAGTTGCCCATGGCTTCTCTTCAATGTTATGATCTATAACAATTGGTGTGTGTCCGTTTTTAGATAGGACTTTGCATATGTGTGAACCAATATATCCTGCTCCGCCAATTACTAGAACGCATTTATTGTTAATGCTAGTATTTGGATTCGCAGACTGGTGTTCTATAGTGTCTTCCATCTCTTCTCCATTGTTCTCCCGTGCCTGTCATAATGTCTACCATTCTGTCTATTGTACCGTCTGTCCAATCAGAAATTAAACCTATACTAGGGGATGGTTTTGTTAATAATACTTTTAATTTTTCCATTGCGTCTCTACCAGACCATGGAACGTACATTCTTGTTTCATCATTTGCGAATGTTTCAGGAAACGATCTATATGCAGGAAATAAAACGTTACAACCCATTGCATCTGCTTCTGATACTGTGTTGGATACCCAATCTTGTAATGCACAGTTAAACAATACTCTTGAATCTGCAAGTATATCGTAATACTCGTTCTTCTTAAGGTTCTCATATATTTTAAGTGTGCCTTCTTTTTCCATCTGTCTTGCTTGATCAACATACACTTGGTTGTTGCTTCTCAAAGGTCCTCCGCAACAGATTGCAAATTCTACTTCGGGCAATAGTTTAGTATTGTGTTTCCAGTGTCTGATCATATCCATAAAAAATGCAGGTTGTTTTTCTTGATCCCAACGAGCACCAAAAATAACTCTCATTTTTCTTTCTTCAAATGGTTTACGTTCTGGAACTCTGCTTTGTACTTCTTCTTTGCCAAAACTCAAACCTGATATATTGTATATAGGTGCGTTCCAATTTGCGATACGCATATGTGCAACCATTTCTTCGTTAGTTGCAAGTATATTAACATTTGGTATTTCATTACACATCTGTTCATACAAAGACATCCATTTACTCATACCCCAAACGTGTACAAAGTCATCAGGATCGATTGCCTGTGCTAGACATCTCAAATATATCTTTGGTCTATGTTTCTCTTCTACTTGGTGTAATATATAAGGAAGTGATTCCATACCTGGTTGAAACATATCTTCAAAGAATATGATATCTTTACTTGTGACCCTACCATTACGCATCATCTGTACTAGGTTCATCATCTGGCTCATGCCAAAGTATGATCTACCATGTGCATCAAGCACCTGTCCAACACTGATTGCTTTTGTGTCGTCTATTGTAGTTCCTGGAACAATAGTGTAATCAATTCTTCTTTTCTTGTATGCTCTCTCTGTCCAGTCCTGTAACTGTAATGTGTATCTACCCTCGTATGGCTCTAGGCCCATGTAAAATATTTCCATATATTACTCCGGTGAAATTGGATCTGTTAATGTTGCCATTTGCTCTAGTCTAGTAGTTGGTTTACCTTCTAAAAAATCTAGCATTGTTCCAGCATCTGAAACTTCAAACGGATCGTCGTCGTCACTCATGTCATTTTTTCCATTTTCAACAAACATTCTTACAACTTTTCCGTTGTCTAGATATGCTGAATATCTCCATGATCTTTTTCCAAAACCCTGTGCTGGTTTATCCACTAGCATACCCATTTGCTCTGTAAACTTACCTTCTCCGTCTGGAATAAATTTAACTTTTTTACATTGTTGATCTTTACACCATGCGTTCATTACAAATGCATCGTTTACAGATACACAATATACTTCATCAACATATTTTTTTAGTTTGTCGTACATACCTTCATACCCAGGTAAGTGTGTTGAAGAACAAGTTGGAGTGAATGCACCTGGTAATGAAAATATAACAACTTTTTTATCTTTAAAATAATCATCTGATGTCACATCTTTCCATGTTCCGTTACCTTCACTGTCTAGTACTCTTGTCTTGAATGTAATATTTTCACCATATCCTAAACCTTCTACCATGGGTTTAGTCTCTACAGGTGATAGAGTTTGGTGTTGCTCCATCTCTGGTCGGTCTATTCCTGCCATTTACTTTGCCTCCTTTATTAATTTAACATCGCCTTTGCTGGTGTGTCTTATTTTGTGTTCATTCTTGAGTGCAAGGTGTAAAAATGTTTCGTATTTTTCTTCTTTCACCATGAGAGTTACACAATCATCACTTTCATCATCATATCCATGATATGCCCAAATGAAATCTTTTCCATATCTCATACCTAGATTGCCTGCTGTGGTACAGATATTTGCAACAGCATCAACAAATGTATATGAGGCATTCAAGGCTCCTCCGCCTATAGGTATGTAACCCATTCTTGTTGTTGCTCTTTTTTCTTTTATACTAACTTCTTTCATAAACTGCGTGTGATCCGTTTTCTCCATCTTCAGAAACATCTATTTCTATTTTTCTGCCTGGATATTTTTTTGTTATTGCTACATATAAATCATCTGACATCATTTCACAAGATTTGTAATCTAAACTCATTGTGCCATCTGCATACATATTTTCCATCCATCTTTTAAATTGTATAAATTCTATATCTCTGTCATCGTGGAATACTTCTATTGCTACCTTAAAGTGGAATATGTGTCTGTGAGGATAACCTAAAAAACTAACGTCATACATATCGCCTGTTGCTAGTTTTGGATCATCAAGTGCCGCTGGATACTTGTGGATACCTTCTTTACGAAAGGTAACCCATATCATTTTACTGCCTTGTTTGGCTTGTTCTACTAATGCAACGTCTCTTAATTGCTCTGTGCTGATACTACCGTCGGCCATATTTGTCTATCCTCTATTGGTTCGTCTTGTTTATATTCATCCCATGTTGTAACACCTGCTTTGGATTTAAAGTCTTCCATGCTCATGGTCCATACACCTGTGTTTGTCTTGTTAAAGTCTATGTCATCTATTTTAAAACAAAGTTTTTTATCTTCCTCACTATTTTCAAATATTACAGAACAAAACGGTATAAACTTTTCGTGTTGCCAAACTGCACTATATCTCTTTTTAACTTCGTTGTGTATAGCATATTGATAGTCAATAGTAACAAAGTACCCATCATTGAGTAATTTGTTTATTTGTAAAGGTTGATTTGCTATGTTATTTAGAAAACTTCTGTTAGCACCAAAATAAACTGCTTCTACATCGGCTTTAACACATAACTCTTTTATTTGATCGTATGTTAAATCATTTCGAGCCAGAAATAATGTTTGTAACCCATATGCCGGAGTGTGTTCTACCTCTTTACCAGAGAACACTTTTACATCTTCTTTTATTCCTGTTGTATAATCTCGAATCATAGTACAATTATAAGATATTTTTTTTATCTGTCAATGTTTTTAACTTATTTTTTATTTTTACCATCTCGTCTTTTATTGCCAGTTTGGTTTTTTTAAGACGCATTAATATTGTTTTGCTTTCACCACTTCTATCTCTTTTTCTTTCTTCAGTAAGTTCAGTTACCTTTCTATTTAGATAATCGTGATGATCCTCTAACTTTTTTAGTTTTTTGCTTTTGCCCGACATATTCCTCCTATTCAAATAATGAACTAAAGTTATTTTTACCTTTTCCGCCGCCTGTTGCTCTTTGCCATCTAGTTCCTCTTATATCTGCTAGAAAACTAGAAGCATTAGATATTACTTCCATTGGTTTTTCGGAAGTGAATACTTCTTCAACTAAAGTATTAAAATACAATATATTCCTTGGAACATACTCACTCATTTCGTCAGTTGTATCAGAACCTTTAGTTTTTCTCCAATGTCCAACTTGTGGTTGGTATTTTAAACGTTCTATGTCGTTTAAATCATTGGCAGTTTGAACTGCTCTAATTTGATTGTATACATTGTGAGCCATCATTAATACATATGAAAAACTATCCCAACTAGTTTTTCCTTCTTTGTTGTTTTTATTTAGGTCGCCTTCGCCGTACCAACAAATATCTTTCATCTTTAATCTATCTCCAATTGCACTAGCAAAAGGAAAACTGATGTTAGATCCTTTTAATCTTTTGTCATCTGGTGCTTTGTCCATAATAAAAGAGAATCTGCTTGGTGTAAATGTGTTCTGTGTATAAACTAAACCGTTTGCAGTTGATAAGAATGCCGAGGCAGAATCAAAACTAATTGTAAAGTTTTCGTTGATATGCTTTCTAACTTGTCTTTGCACTTGTGTTAAGTAGCAGGCCCAATCTAATTGCGATGTACCAAGTACGTGCATCCAGTCCTTGCCATCTAATTTTTTCTCGTCTCTCATTATAATTAGACGTTTAAGCATAACTTCCATGTCACACATATTAATACCGCCCATTGCCCAGCCTTCAAATTCAAAATCTTTTACAGTATCATACCATATTTGTGCTGATTCCCAATCATCGCCTTGCAGTACATTTAAGAATTTTGTTTGTCCTATTCTATTTTTTTGAAAGAACTTGTTATTGTATATTGTTCCATCTAGACAGTCTTGAAAACTTGTTAGTCCTGTCTTTGGACTATTAAGATCATCTGCCGCCCAACTAGGAACATCTAGTGTCATTGCCCAGTCTGATGTTAATTCTAACCAGTTAAGTATGTTACTTCTAACGGCGTTTGCTTTGTTACCTTCAAAATCTTTCCAATCAAATTTGATTACACCTTTTCCTAATTGATATCCACCTGAGTCACCTACTATCGTACTAAATTTTCTATCTCTGTTAACAACCATAGAATCCCTGTCTGCAACTTTGTTCATATCTAAACAGGCGTGTCCTGCCGAATACAATGCAGTTGGGTAAGTGTACATACCTTCGTCTGGATTAATAAAATTTAATCCTTCGACTCCACTATCAAATCCTTGTGGAATTCTTTCTGCAGGAATATGTGTACCACCAGTTACTCTTTGTTTTGAAACAAATGTATTATAAAAATTTGAGATAGCAGGCAAGAATACTGCGAAGTCTCTGCTTAACTCTCCTAAATGTTCTTGCCTTTTATCCGTCATTATTGCGCCTGTGCCGGGATTATGTATTGATACTTGCCTAATCCTGAGTCTACAGTAATCATCATTGCACCTTCATTTGAAAAATGCAACATAACTTTTGCTGAATCAGACAGTTTAAGTATTTGTAATACCTGTGCAACTGGCCAACTCCAACCTTTATTAAGACTTCCACTTACTTCGTTAGCAAATACAAATTCTCCACCGTGTGATGCTTGATCACCAAAAGTGAAAATTAAGTTTCCTTCCTCTGTTCTAACAACAAAAGAATTGTGTTCTGTGTTTGCTACTGATTGAAAGTTGAATCTTTGTACACTAGCCACTGTAGGTTCAATTTCAACGTCCCACTTAACACCCTTAAATTTAACAGTCTTAAGTTTCTCGTTGATAATTTCAGCATTCATAAATCTGTAATCGTTCTTAAAGTCACCCTTTTCATTCTCAAAGTGTATACCTGTCGGAACTGTGGCTCCATTTCTTTCGCCTGATAGTACAGTTATTTTTGCTTTGTCTTTATATTCCGGACACTTCAGGTGGATATCTAATTTACCCAACTGAGGCATTCCAAACGTGCCAGACATTTCTGCTTGTGGCTTATTAAAGGTTCCTTGCAAGATTACTGATCTGTCTTCTGCCATACTGTCGATTGCAGTCTCTTTGTCGTCTCCGGAGATTTTGACAAGATCTAAAAATCCTAGTCCATGCGTGTGTTTAACTATGTCTTGTAAGATATCTTTCATAATGTTTATATTGTATACTCCTTTTTATAGTTTGTAAAGTTAAAAATTGATTTTACCATTAAAATTCAAATAATGAATTAAAAGTGCTAGATTGTGTAGTAGATTTTAAATCCCAATTCAATACTCCAATTAGGTTATCTAATTTACCATCAAGCACAGTTTCTTCCATAGCATCGTTATCAAATGGAAGTTCTTGGAACCATCGAGGGATTCTTAATTCGTCAACGGGATATGCAACCGATGTATAACCAAGTGGATTGTTTTTCAACTTACACACAATTACCTTTGCACCATCTAGTATAGGTAAACTAAATTTATCTCCATATATTTCCCTACACCTATTCCAATTCATACTTGCCCTTACGTGGCCTGGCATATTTGCTCTGCCTTGTTTTTCTTCTGCGGCAGTATATTTGGTCATATTATTTGCTCTTTTTGGTGAACCAATTTCCCACCCTGCCATTTGTTTAAATTTTTGTCTAAATTCTGTAATTGCTTCAAGTACTTCTTCTTCGCTATTACCTGTTAGCACCATGTATAAGATGTCACTTAAAAAGTCTTGAACAAATATTGGTGTGTCAGATCTCTTTAAATCTAACCCCATTGCTTTTACTTTTCCTTCTTTGCCATTAATATCTAAACGATCTCCTTCGAGATCATATATCAATGCCGCATATCTTTTCTTTGTAATAAACAAACCTTTTGATGCTACTGCTTCTCTACCACCTTTAATAACTTCTCCTCTAGATTTAGGACAATGAAATGCTTTTGACATAAATCCAGGAAATGTAGTATTTGTTTCTTCTGCAATTTTATCATACAACGCAATTACTGATTCCTTAGTCCATTCTATATTACCGGCATCAATATCTTTTTTCAAAGTTTTATAGGCTGAAAAATATACAGAATCAGTATCACCATATATTATTGCTTCGCCTCTGTGGTCATATTTGCCTGCTACAATTTCATTAATCTTTGATCCCATATGCTTTGTAATACATCTACCTGTTAGTGTTACTGATTGTCCGATTCTAATGTCAAAGAATCTACAACCAGGATTTAGTATTGCACCATACAAACTATTTAGATTAATTTTCTTAACAAGTTGTCTTTTATCCCAGTATGATCTTTCAATTTCGTTGTCACCACAAGCCGCTTTTTTACGTTGCATCTCTTGTCTTTCAGCATACCAACGTTTTAATAGTCCTGGAATAATCCCTTCAAACTCATATGTGAATATAGTACCATTTGCAGATAACATCCATTGATTGTTTCCATCAAATATTATTTCATACAGTTGTGCCGCTGACATCTTTACTGATGTTTCATCTGCCCAGTCAATCACAACTTCCGTTGCTTTGTCTTTCTTCATAACTGCTTGATATTCCCAACATCCAAATTGTCCATCCCAAGCACTTGCAAATGATTTCTTTTGAGCCTTTGCTCTGTTTATTTCAGCAGATGTTATCACAGGACGTATTTGTCCTACAATAGTTTCAGGTCCCATGTTCAATGCTCTAATAACAGATGGATACAGAGAATTAATGTCAACAGATCCTATCCAGTCTTGTAATCCTTTTTGCGGAGTTGCCACGTGAGCACCTGCCGCCGATACCGGCTCTGCATCTTTGTCTCTGTACTTTCTACCCGGCACTTGCATACCACGTCTATGTGCTTCGTTAACAATCGCTTGTTCAGTAACTGCTACTGCACCCATTGTAGTTTGTAGCAACACAGTATTTTGGTGTGCAATCTCATTGGCTAGTTCTATGAACCTTAATTTTTTTTCAAGTTTGGCCAGTAGTGCAGTATCTTGTCTGTTGTATTCTATAAACAATCCAAAGTCTTCGTTGTACAATCTGTCTAAAGATCCTTCATATACAGTTTTCTTTTCACCCAATTCATGTTCACCGATTGCATCTAATCTAAAACTGTGTCTTTCTTCATATGTGTATTTTCTGTAAAGTTCTAACAAATCTAAATGTACTCGACCGATAAGATCAAAACTTAATTGTTCTCTGCCATATTTTTCAAATAATCTTCTCTTTGGTTTTTGTCCCCAAAAACAAAGACGTCTTGTGTCATCTGAACTTAATACTTTTTGTATTCTACCTACTGTGTATGGAATATCGTATCCTTCTGAATTCCACCCACTTAAAATATCAGCATCTTCGATTAAAGTTAAGAATGCATCTAACATCTCTTTTTCGTTATCAAACAGCATTGTATTATCAAATCTTTCTGTCTGTAACAATGCAGTTGCCATGTTCATTCCTTTTGGAATTTTAGCAAAAGTGACTAATTGATCTGTCCAACTCATGTAACAACTTATTGCAGTTATTGGCATAAACGGATCATCGGTTGAAGCATATCCACGTTCAGGATCAAAGTCTACTTCAATATCAAAGAAACATACATTTAATTTTGGAGATTCTTTTCCAAGATAATTTTCTTCTAAACATCTAAAAACAGGATTAATGTCGTTCTCGAAAAGTTTTTTGTTAGATCTTATTCTCTGTTCTTTAATGAATTCTTTTTGAGTACTGCATTGTATTTTTTGTAATACTTCACCTGTCATGCTTCTGTGCTTACCTCTAGCATCTGGATAATAAAACACATACCTAGCATCGTAATCTACAAAGACTCTTTCGCCTTTTTCATTACGTTCAACTACATAAACTTTATCTTCGTCTTTTTTGTATAAGGCGTCTATATAACTCATATTACAAATACTTTAAATAATCCTATAGTGTTCATTACAGTAAACCAACTAGTCAAAGTGCATAACCATATTTGTCGTCTTCTTATTGATGCTACTAACAACGTACTTGATCCTAACCAGTATATCGGAAATACTATACTCATTATAGGCATAGGTGACGTAAAAGTCAAGACACACGATCCTGCGATCGTTAGAACGACTGATACTAGTTCAAACCAAAATGCTGTTGTGTCGGATTTATAACTTTCTACCCAAAATTCCTTAATGAGTCGATACACTAAATCTTACCAACTGCAACTAAGATTGAATCTAGTAAGTCAGCATCGTCTTGTAGACTTCTATAATTGTCTTTGTGTGCAATAGTAATTGCCTTGTTAATCATTGCTGGTTTAATTTCCATTTCTTCAGCAATCGCTTTCACGGTATCTTTTAAACCACCACGTAGGTCGTCTATCTCACCTAGCACCTGAGAGCCTTCTTTTATTATCTGCATGAGTTTTTGTTTTTCTTCTGGATTGAAGTTTCTTACTGCCATTTGTTTCTCCTTGATTAAGTGTAGATTATACTACACAATCAAAAAAGAATCAATTGAAATTTTGAATTACCAGTTAGTCTAGGATTATTGCTTTAATAGACTTCTCGCCCATATAGACTTCTGTCTGTGCTTTGGCTTTGATGCACTGGTACTTGACGTTCTCGTTGTAATTACGTTCAGCAGTACGTTTACCTCTTAGGCACTTGGCCATAGACTCCTGAATCCTGTGTTCCTTTATCTCTCCGTTGACCAACATCAACAATGCTACAACTGTTTCTATCATTAGTGTGAATCTCCATTACCGTTCTTGTATACAATTTCTCTGTCAGCGTCTTTTAATTTTTCAATATTTGTTTGTGCTTTTTCCATTTGCTTTGTTAAAAATTCAATGTTTATTTTGTTGTTTGCCATGTCATCGATATGCTTCTGCATTCTTTCAAAAGACTTGTATAAATCCTCAATCAACATAAACTGTTCTATGTCCTGTGAACTTTGACCTAACTCACCTCTAGGATATTTGATTCTAAAGTTTGTGTTTTTTGTAACTTCGCCGTGCAGTCTTTCATCTTCCGCAGTCATGTCTTTTTCTATCAGAACTGATTTTGTTTCTAGTATGTTCAATCTTTCTATTACACCAAAGTATGCCCATACACCTACTGCCACTGCCGCTACAATAGACAACAGATTTCGCATAGGCATTGATATTGCTGTTTTATCGCTAATTTTCATAATAGCAGTATTTATTTTTTAGTGATAGAGTCTATCTGTGTCAAAATAACTTTTATATCTTCTAGTGCGTTTTGACGCCATACACCGTGGTTGCCCTTCATCATCTGAGTGGGCCTATTAAACGCAAAATCGTGTATTTTGCTCAATCCTCTAGCACCTGCAGATATTGGACTGTTTTTTTGCTTATCGCTTGATACGTGTCCTGTGTGTACTAATTTAGTAACGTCATTTAGGTACTTCTGATGTGAGAATGGAGAAGCGGTAGTATGTCTAGATGGATCATCACCTAGTCCTTCATTTACTTTTTTGATAGATTTATCTTGCTCCATAAAACTATTTATTGTTAAATGGATCTAGTTAGATTCGTGTGGAAGGATGTCTGGTCTTTGCAGGTTTACTGCACAAGGTCCTTTTGCCGCTATATCAACATCAAAGATGATTTTTTCACCTTCTTTTAACGGATTAAGACCTGCGGCCTTAACTGCTGATATATGGACAAACACGTCTTTCTCTTTATCTTCACGTTCAATGAAACCAAACCCTTTTGTTCCGTTGAACCATTTTACTTTACCTGTTACTGCCATAAATGTCTTTGATTATTTTTTGTCTGCTGGATCGAGATCGTTTGTAAACTTATCTTCTGCAGGCTCTTCTACTACTTCGTTTGCTGGAGTATCCAACTCAACATCTTCTCCTACATCTTCGTCTTCTAAAGGTATAGTAGAATTAGGTGTACCTTCTTGCTCTTCCGGTTCTGGTGTAGTTTCTTCTTCCGGTTCTTTTTCTTGTACAACTTCTTCTGGTGCTTCGGCCTGTTCAGCATCAGCAATAATTTCTTTTGTTTCTGGTGTTTTCATAACAAATGCATTTTCGTTTGCTTCAACTTCATTACCTGAAAACGTATTATACATTTCTACTAAATCATTTGCATCTGCTTCTTTTACAAATTCTGTAATGTCTTTTAAGAATACTTCTCTGAATGCTTTGTCATCCATAGTAGCATCTTCTTTTTCCTGTGATTTTAATTCTGCTAATTGCGTTTCTAATTCTGCAATTTTATCTAATCTTTTGCTTTCTTCGTTTACTGATTTTCTAATAGTAGTTGCTAATGAATCATCTGCGTCTGCTTCTTTAATTGCTTTTGTAATATCAGATTCTGTTTTTGGTTCAGCAACAATCGATTCTACTAATTTTTCTGCTTCTGCAGAATGTTTTACAGGCTCAGCATATTCTTTGATCCCTGCTAGTTTGGCAATATCTGCCAATGAAACTTCTTTATCGTCTAAAATTTTAGGTTCAGCACTTGCCGCCTCTAACAATGAAGTTCTTTCTTCTTCAGGAGTCATGTTACTCATTTGGTTTAAACGAGCAACTAGGTCTGCAAAGTTGTCTGTGTATTGTTTCTTATGTGCCATATGATTATTTATTATTTGTTACTGTTTATTTAAGACGTTGTTTTAGCATATCAGTTAGTTTTGACTCATATGCACTGGATTTTAACCCTAGTTTTTTAACATTTTTGTACTCGTCACCTGGTTTTACATCTGATGTTGTATTCTGTTTAGTTATAATACCAACCCCAGCGGCATCTTCATCTGCTTGTTTTCTATTTTCTTTAGCAATTTTTTTTTCAACATCGTTAACTCTTTTGCCTAGTATTCTCATCATGCCTGGTTTTGTATCAACGTCATCGATTTGTGTTTCACGTGCTAATATTTCGTCTATATTTTTTTTAACAATTTCTGAATGTTTTGTAAATGTGTTTGAATCTATTTGTTCTCTGTAAGGATTTAACTTTTGATATTCTTCATAGTGATGTACTGCTTGTAAGTAGTCTGCGGCAAGATTTAATTTTGTTTGTACCCATGCTTCTAAATCATCTCCATGCTTGATCATCTCAATTAATTCAATAGCCATTTTTGCAGTCTGGTACAACTGGCTCTTGCTCATGTGTCCTTCGCCTGCATTTTCAAACTTGCCTGCGTGTGCACCACCAGACATCTTCTCGTAATGTTCTGCGGCCTCTTCTGGAGTTAATCCTAATTCATCAGCATGACTCATAAACTCGTCCTTGCTCATGTTCTGTGCCATGTTAGCGATCTTTTCGCCTGCGTCTTCATCAAAACCTATATCTAATACATCATCGTCTTCTTCTCCAGGACCAAAATCTTCATCATTAAAATCTACATCGTCTTGCTTGAACCACTGTGCTTCTTTTCCGAATCCTACAAGTACATTGCCGTCATCATCTCTATCTAACAGTTTTCCTAGAGTTCCTCCCCATTCACCTTCAACATCTGTACTAATCCTAACTGATTGATCTTCGTTGAATTGTAGTAATGCTTTTTCTACAGAAGTGTTTTTTGATAGATCTTTTTGTAGTTTCTCAATCTGTCTTACAGCACCACTGTAATTACCCGCCATTTTTTTAGCAATTTCTTTTGCTTGTGAAACTAATTTCCAACCAGAGGCGTCTTCTGACATACCATCATCATCGTATGCACCTGCTTTGGATCCTGCTGTGTAACCGTGTACACTCTTGACGTAGTTTGATGCAAGGTCAATCTTCTTGGCCACCCATGATTCCATCTCTTGCTCATTTTTAAGTAAGTTATGAATCTGTATTGAGTGCGTACCAATTTTTAACAATTGGTTCTGTGCCATACTTGCTTCGTATGTGTCTGGTTGTACTGGTTGATTGTGTAATTCGTTTATTTTCATTTTAATTGAATCCAAAATGTGTTACTTCTGGATACTTTGCTAATACTTTTCTTGCTATTTCGTTGTGTGCTTTAACCATCTGATTCATATAGCCTTCGTCTCTACCGCCTGAGTATATTGTTGGACCACCCGGAGTTTTATCAACAGTTGTTGGCTCGTATGCAGACGGCTTATCAATATTCTTTTGTAGCCATTGCGTAGTTCTTGCTATAAATTCTTTTGCTGGAACTGGTCCTGCATCTTCAAAATTTGAATCATACCCAAGTGCATCTAAGAAGTTTCTCATACTTGCGTTACTCATGTAAGGACTTTCTACTTCTTCGTCATTTTGATAATCCTTAGGAAAAGTCCACAACTTGTCATCTTCCGGATGTTTATGGTATGCAATCATTTCAGCACCTTCTTCAACTACATCGTCTTCTGCTACTGTGATTCTATCATCATGATCCATTCCTGTTTCGTAAGGTACAAATATTGTTTGTCCGATACGTCTTTCTTTAGGTTCTTCTTTTTCTACTTTAATATGATATCCTAATGCTCCAGGTTGTGACATTGATTCAGCATCAACTTTTGTTACAGTACCTACAACAAACCTATCTGGTCTGTCTGGCATAGGTTCAAAGTCGTATGCTTTGATCTTATCACCTACTTTAAATTTGTCTTGGAATTTTAATCCTTCTTTCACAGATTCGTCTTTAATTAAATCATGTTGATGTTTCTGCAAATCCGCCATGTTGTCGAACGTGCCTGTAAGTTTGCCGTGTCTGTATGAATAGAATTTTCCGTCTTTGTTTCTTGCGGCAAGTCCGTATTTGTTCATACCTCTGTCTGAATTAAATTCATTAAATCTCATCTTCTCACTACTCCTGGTCCGCCAAATAAACTAACTCCGCCTAATGCATGAGCACCCTTGGCAGTTCCGTTTGGATTTTTAGGTTGTACTACTTTTGGAACTCTAGGTGCTTTTGTACCTGAAACTCCTGGTGTACCTGTGTATGATTTGTTACCTCTGTCTTTGCCAATTGCTATGTGCGGAGATACGACTGTGGCTATATTACCTGCACTTGTGGCACCTGCCGTTGCGGCCTCTCGCATTATGACTTCACTTATCTTCATACTGTTGTATTTATTTTGTGTTTGTCAGCAACAACGTCAATTTTGCACGAGCACCATTCTACTGGACACGGTATATACTTGTCGTATATTTTAAAATTATCCTTGTTAATATTGCCCATAAGGTGCATACTGGGTTTAATTGCATCATCTGTTATAAATTTCCTTGCTTCACCCTCTTTTTTATGTACTCGAATAAGTTGTGAACAAGGGTAGATATCACCGTTTGGTTGTATGTAAAATCGTCTAGATCCTGCCGAGCATTTCCACCCTTTGAATGAATGCTGTTGGTTTACTAATACAGATTGCCAGTGTACACGTTCATGATCACCTTGTACTTCCATAGGCCAACCAATATTTGCACCTTTTACATTAAATTGACCACGTGCATAATTGTTCATACCCAGCCTCTCGTCGTGTATCCATTCCAGCATTTCTTCTGTGTATCCGTCAATCAGTTTGTGTGTGCCTAGGTTTGGCCTTAGACACTTGGTTGCATAATCAACAGGTATTTTGTCTTTTATTCTTTTTATTAGATCTACCACTTTCCAAAAATGTTTTGGATCCAACATTAGGTTTGCATTTGTTTGATATGTATGAGAAATTATTTCTAAGTTTGAAAAATATAGATCAGGATCACAAAAATCTGCATGGAAACTTGAGTTAACAACAGCCACGTCCCACAGTTCTGCATCTCTTAATTTTTTAAACCATCGATTGGTTCTACTTGCGTTAGTGTCAATCATAAGGCAAATCTTTTGCTCACCGTTTAGAAATAGATTTCTCATGGCAACTAAAAATTCAATTAATTTTGGCCACATGGTTGGTTCACCACCAAGCAGTTCTATTGTGATATAACACTTTTTTGGTAACTGTTCTTTCAGTATTTTAAAAAAATTCAATGCTTTGTCGTATTCAGGAAATCCATATTCTCCATCATGTAATTCTGTTGGACAATATCTACAAGCAAAGTTGCAAGTTGTTGTAAAATTCCACGTAACATAAACCAGTTCTTCTGGTTTGTATCCATAAAGGCGAGAATGTATTCTGTTAACTTTGGATATATCTTTTAACATACAGTTATTTAAGTTTTTCTGCTAACACGTCGAATCGACATGGGCACCAATTTTCTGGACAAATTATATAATCTTTAAGTGGTTGAAACGTGCCTTCGTTTATGTTTCCCATAAAGTTTTTGTGTGTACGATCTGAAGCAAATTTTCTTTTACCATCAACTAGTATTCTTGGAGATATCAATTTTGAGCAAGGATAGATATCACCATTTGGTTCGATAAAAAACCTACGTGAACCTGCTGAACATTTCCACCCTTTAAAAGAATGTTGTTTTTTTGCAATTATATCTAAAAAATTTACTTTTTTATGATCGTAATATACCTGTTGAGGCCAACTTGGTTCAGCATCTCTATCTTTTCCGTATTTGTTTCCATCAAAGAAAAAACGATTTTTATTATGATCTGTTATGTATTCCAATTGATCTTCGGTATAGTCATCATTAATGTCATGTTTGAAATTATCTCTGATAGGAACAATCATTGTATCTACAGGTAGAGTTGCATTAACACGTTTTATTAAGTTCTTGATATGCCCGAAGTTCTTTGGTTCAAGTAAAAAACTTGCATTTACTAAATGCTCTTGTGAGATTATTTCTAAATTATCATAAAACAATTCTTCGTTGTATTTCATTTCGTCTGCATGATAACTTGGATGCAATACAACAAAGTGTCCTAGATTGTTTGAAACGAAAGTTTCCCAATATCTATTTGTTCTACTTAAATTGGTATCAATTTGTATTACTATTTTTTGTGTTGTACTCTCAAACATGGTTTCAACTGCTTTTAAAAAATCTACAAGTTTAGGCCACATTGATGGCTCACCGCCTGTTATACCGAGATTGATGTATGCATTTTTAGGCAGAGTTGTGATTAAGGTCCCGATAAAATTTATAGCACCTTCATAGTTGGGAAATTTATAATCTTTATCATGTAATTCATCTGGACAGTATGCACATGAAAAGTTACAGGTACTAGTTAATGTCCAGGTTACATAGACTAAATCATTTGGTAAATGACCTCCTAGGTGTGAACCAACGTGTGTGATTTGTTCTGGCATATCAGTATTTACTGTAAAATTGTTAGGCTACTTTAACTTTTTCAGCAATAGCATCCATTTTGCACGGACACCACTGCACAGGGCAAGTGATATAGTCACTGTGTATTTTAAAGTCTTGGTCTGCTATGTTACCCATGTTAGAAGTTCTTTTTCTTATCAACGAGCAGGGATATATGTCTCCACCTGGCTCAATGTAAAACCTACGTGAACCTGCTGAACATTTCCACCCTTTAAAGGAGTGTTGCTGATTTACTAATACATTTTGCCACTCGACTCGTTTATTATCAAAGTACATTGTGAGAGGCCAAATAAGTTCGTTACCAGGAATGTTGTATATTTTTCTATCAAAATTAAATCTATGCTTCATTTTGTTTTTAATATAGTCTAACATTTCTTCACTGTATCCGTCTATGATATTACCAGTGTTTAATGCATCAACATCTTTGTCCACAGGTCTCAATACTTTTGTTACTGTGTCTACAGGTAAATTTTTATTAACACGTTCTAAAAGATTAATAATTTTATCAAAGTGTCTAGGATCCAACATAAAATTTGCATTGGTTAGATATTTGCTTGATGCTATTTTCAAATTAGAATAAAACAATTCCGGATCACACATATCAGCATGATAACTGAAATTAAAGATAATAGATTTATACAAGTTTTTTTCAACCATTGTGTTAAACCATCTGTTGGTTCTACTGCCGTTTGTATCCAACTGTAATATTATTTGTTGTTTTTTATCAGCAAAAAACTCTTGCACAGCAGTTCCAAACTCGATAAGTTTAGGCCAAAGTGTTGGCTCACCGCCTATCAGTTCAAATATTATATGTGCATTCTCAGGTGATTGTTTTGATAAGGATTTTATAAAGTGTAATGCATCTTCGTATTTAGGAAATCCATACTTGCCATCATGCAAATGATCTGGACAATATGAACACGAAAAATTACAAGTTGTCGTAAAACTCCACGTAACATAAATTAAATCGTTTGCGGTTTTACCCGGGACATAACCACCAACCTGTTTAACATCATTTAACATTGTTAAATCCCCATTTTCGTTCTTTACACCACCAACATTTATTACAATGACCTATACCTGGATCAGGAACATCTTTCTTCCATTCCTCACTATTTGTTTGCCAATAAATGTCGTACTCACAAGATCTCGTAATTGGAAAAAGTGAATCTAATAAGTTTAATTCTTTATACATTTCTGCAATTATTTTTTTATTGATATTTGTCCATGGTGTATACCAATATCTGTTTGGAATTAATTCGTCAATGTTTAATTTAGTACGTGGATTTTTGTTTCGTGTGGATTCTGTGGTTTCTAATCCAAATGTATCTGTTATTTCTTTGGGCGGATTTGCAGTTACTCCTGTATAGATAACATTGACATCGTTTAGATATGTTCGAAGTTTTGGCCATAAATTTGCTGGTGTTTGTGTTTTACAATAACTGCTATGATGTTCAATATTTGAATTGCCAGTTAGTTGTATACATTTTTCAATAACATTATTTGCAACTAAAACATTATATCTATTCCGGTCGTTGTTACCAGTAGTAAAAATATGTAATTTATCAGATGAATGCTTCATTAACAAATATAAAAGTAAACTACTATCAGTACCCCCACTACAACTTATTCCAAGTGGTCCTTTATAAATGTCTAAGGGTACATTGGCAACTGTGATGGTATCAACAGGAGTCATTTTTTATTTTTGATCTAGTGCGTTATTTTTAAATGCTTTGTCCATGCCTATTTTATTTGCCAATGCTCTACGTTGTTTAATTTTATCTGCAATACTGTCTTGTTCTGGCGGACGTTTTTTTATAACTTTTTTTGTCTGTGTTTTTGGACGGTATGTTGCAAAACCAAATATTTCATTTATCTTCATTTTTTTCCGCCCTTCATGTTAGCACACCAGTGATACATCTTTGCTCGTTCACCAGATGCTTTTTTTGCCTTTGCTCTAAGATCTGTTACTGACCCTTTACAACTGGCACCTGCTCTTTTTACTCTACCCGGTCTGCTTTTGCCTTTCTTTTTACCATCAGCAAAGTTTTCACCTACTCTGTATGGATATGCCATCATGGAGTGGAACCCCATCTGCATTTTGCCTTTAATTTTTTTTTCGTATTTGTTTAGTTGTTTTTCAACGTCAGGATGTACGTATTTTGTGGCCAATATTTCTTTTATTTTCATTATTCAACATTGCCTTTGTGCCTGGCCTTTTTTGCAGTTTCACCTTTTTCCATTGCCTCTGCCCATACAACCATGTTGTTTACAAGACTCTTAACCATGCCGATAGTTTCTGAATCTTTTAAAATTTCATTTCTGCCTTGTGCTTCTGATTCTATGTTACAAAGTGGCGGTGTTGTTAGTGCTAAATTAGATGCAAAACTATATAATGTTCCTGTTATGTGTTGCCAACCATCTACACCTCCAGAAACAATGCTACCAAACACTTTGCCAAACATTGGTTTGTAATGGTTATCATCTAAACTCCATGTATCGATGTAATCTAATCTTTCAATTAATGCCTGTGTATGACTGCTGAACATACCCCACCATATAGGAGTAGCAACAATAATACCTGCCATGTCCGGTTGTATCATTCTATGAATTACTGGACGTAAGTCGTCATCTTCATCTTTTGTACTGTTTTTGTAGTTCAATTCTGCCATGTTTACTATCTCGCATTCATGACCTACTTTTTCAAAACCTAGTTTGACCATTTCACAAACAACAGATGTGTTTGATTCTGTGCTTGGTGTTAGTGTTCCGTTTACAATTATAAATTTCATATTACTTCTTTGTTTTTACGTTCTTGGCTTTGCCAGTTCTGTTTGCGTTGGGATCTTTTCTTCTCTTTCTACTTGCCGCAGACTTCCTGCCTTTCTTGCCCAGTGCGTTTGCTTTTGACCTTGGTAGGCATTTAGGTTTACCTTCTTTTGAAGAACCTCTCGCACAGTCTCCTCTGATTTTTCCATCTGGACCAAAACGTACCCATTTGTCTTTGAACCATTTTTTTAAATTTTCATTTAGTGTTTCTTCAAATACTAATTCACCGCAGTTCACACAGAAGTCTACGTCTTCTGCTTTAACACAGTTGGGTACACGTTTGCCGAACATGGTCTTCATGCCCTTCTTTGTGTAACCTTTCCAACACTTTTCTGTTACTATTTCTGCGTATCTCATTTTACAAATGCTCCAATCCTTCCGTGTATGTCAGGATGTTTTATATATTTATAGCCTTCCGGAGCCTTGGTTGCTTGTCCTTTCCATACGGGCAAATACTCCTGTCGGTCTCCTTCAAAATCTACATTGTGTCTAAAGTGCATTTCAATTACTTTACCACCGATATATTCAACGTTCAATCTAGGCTTGTTTGCAAAGTGTTTTTTTATTAACGGATGTAAAGGACAGTCTTCGTCCACACGTATCCATTTGTCCCAACGTTGGAGTGTGTTTTCTTTTTTAAATCCTTCAACACATCTCACTTGTTTGCCTTTGTCATAGTCAACTGTGAAATGCCTTCCTTCGAACCATTCACACCAAAATGTTCCTATGGGTAAATGTGCTGTGCTTTTTTTGAGATGCATTTTCTTTGCACCCATACCCAAACCAAACACATTAAGAACTGGTCGAACTATGTAGTCACCTTCTTTGGGTACTTCTATACCTGCAGGTCCACAGTTGTATCCTAATTTTTTTGAAAGTATAAGTTTATCCAATGCCCAGAGATCATCTGCCTTTGGATTTTTCCAATACAGATCTTCTGCATCAGGTTGTTGTGTTAATTCAAATAGTTTCACTTTTTGCTCTTGTTACCCCAGTTGGCCGCACCTTTTTTACGACACTGAACTAGAGCACCAGAGGCATAGGCTGAAGGCCAAACTTTGTATCTTGATTTTACTTTGTGATAGCAGGCATCTTGTTTCTCTGCTAGTTGTTCAAATTGTTCTTCTGTGATTCCTGTAATCTCGTTGATCTTCATGTATTACCACTTTCTACACGACCAATATCTTGCTTTGGTTTTTGGTCCTGGGTTCGCACAGTTGTGACGTGCTCTAAATGATTTTCTTGCTTTTGGATTGCTCTTTCTAATTCTCATTGTTTTTCTTTTTGCACTTGTACCGCCGTGTCCAAAGTTAACTTTTTTTACATTGCCTGTTTTTGGATCCTTGACGTACACTTTAAATTTTTTGGTGTCACCACGCATGGGTTTGTTAAGTGGAACTTTTCTACCTTGATATTCTGCTTCGAACAGATCGTTTTCATCAATGCTGTATGCTAGATAACCAAACTCTTCATGAAAATCTTGT